TTAAACCCGAAACAATGAGGAGCGCGATTGCGTTCCAGCCAGGGGAGGTTCGGCGGTATACCCCTGTAAAGCTCTGCCCTGATTTCTCACAAACAGGCGAAGCCTTGTGTTTGCTTCATGCCTTGCCCGGTTCTCCTTGCGGTAGGAAACGGGTTCAGCTTCGAACGTCTCCTGATACACAGCTGCATAACGCTGGATAGCTTTTTGTCGTGCAGTTGGTGTCAGGCTAAGTAACTGCTGCTTGATCCACTCGGCATCAGCTTTTGAGTGGGTATCCGGCAGCAATGCGTTATCGAAGTTGCTCTCCGGTATGTTCATCGGAAAAAACCTCATCCAGACTGGTTTCATATCCGAGCTGCTTAAAGGCGCTCACAATGCGTTTCCCAACTTCAATATCTGGGATTCGGCGACCAGTTTCGTAGTGGCTAACGGCCCCTTGAGAGCTAGCGATCAACGCTGCCAGCTCCCCCTGGGTCACTTTTGCTTTCAGCCTTAGGCTCTTAATACCGCTCATTCGGATAGTTCCTATCTAAATAATACATAACGTACTATACACACATAAAACAATAATACAAAATGGAAGTTGCTCAAAAAATACGGATTGTAATAATCATGTCTATGAAACAGAGATGGCAGGACCTGGCGAAATCCAGGATGAAAGAAGTCGGAATGACTCAAGAACAGCTAGCTGAAGCACTCGGTATGACACAGGGTGGGCTAGGCCATTGGCTGAACGGAAGACGTGAACCTAACCTGGAGGTCATAGCAAAAATTTTTAAAATTCTACAAATGCCAGGTTTTGTGGTTGACGCTGACGGCGCAGTGAGCGACGCAAGAGCTGATCACAATGTGTCATTTCACGCCATGAATGAATCGAAAGGACGCTACCCCGTAATCAGTTGGGTCAGCGCAGGGGATTGGATGGAAGCAGTAGAACCATATCATAGGCGCGCGGTCGACCGCTGGTATGATACAACCGTGGAATGTTCAGAAGATTCATTCTGGTTAGATGTCAGAGGGGATTCGATGACATCGCCAGCTGGGCTTAGCATTCCTGAAGGCATGGTTATACTGGTCGATCCTCAGGTTGAACCCATCAACGGAAAGTTAGTTGTCGCTAAGCTCGATGGGGATAACGAGGCCACCTTCAAAAAGCTGGTTATCGATGCTGGTCAACGATTCCTCAAGCCGTTAAACCCTCAATACCCGATCATTCCCATAAATGGTAATTGCCGTATTATCGGCGTCGTGGTCGATGCAAAAATAACCAACCTGCCATAGTGCACAAGCCGCGAAAGCGGCTTTTTTTATTCCCTCCGTCACGAAATAGAACAAAAAAGCCTTAATAAACATCTAGATAAAAATTAATACATCAGATTAATCCGTTTTGTATTGACGCTTGTTAATACGTTATGTATTGTTTAATCATCAACAAGTAAACGGAGCAGGAAGATGAGCACTCAACAATTGGTATCTGAAAATGGTCCCATCCACAAGCTAGCTATGGATATTGATCGCGTGGTAAACGTGCTTGAATATGCCGAATCTGATCCAGATACTGGCTATAAGCCAGCAGCCCTCATTCAAATTTGCATCAACCAATTAAAGAAAAATCTTTCAGTTATAAATCGCGAAATCGGGCATGACTGGCCGGAGAACAAACAATGATAACTGATACTGTAGTTCTCAATAAAGATGAAACAAGCTCTATGGTCATGAGTTGGGCGCACGATATAACTTGTTGTTCATCTTCATTATGGTTACTCCTTGAAAAAATGACATCCGAGGAAGAAATAAGAGAACACGCATTAATTACTTTAGTTGTAAAAACATTAGAAGAAGTAAACGAACAAATAAATAACTTCGAAATTAAATCATTATAAATAAAAATAATTAATAAAACACCTTAAATGGTGTGACCAAATTCACCCCGAGGAAATGAAAATGCAAAATTCACTTTCTTTTAACGAGCCAATTAAAGCACCACAAATGCTGTTCGGCTCTGACAATATTAATGATTTTGGAAACAGAGTTAAGAGCTGCAGGATGGAAGGTGATTCAATGCAGCCGACTATCGAACCCTGTGAGGTTGTAGCTTTCGTTGATTGTGGAGGGCGCGCTTTTACACCCGGCATCTATGTTTTTACGGTCGATGTTTTTGGCCGTAACTGCCTGTTCATCAAGCGAATAGAACCCTTTCCGGACGGGGCGCTGAAGATTATTTCTGACAATCTACATTACCAAACTTTCACGCTTAATGCGGATGAGCAAAAAGACATGCGTATACACGGAAGGGTTGTCGCCTCTTTGGCTGTGAGGCACTTCATATGACTTTCATCAAAGATAAAACGGCATATAGAACAGCATGCCTTTATGCGGCGTGTGGTTATGAGGTAATCGCTCGACTTTATCTTAAAAAAGCATATGGGAGATTGTAAATGTGGAACCCCAAAACAGCAGGGATAGATGAAATCCTTTTAGAGGCGGAGAACCTTAACACCATCCTAGAAATAGTAACAAGCAATAATGAGTTAAGCAAAAATCAAAAGGAATCATTACTAGGAATGGCTCTTAACGCTTCGGCAAATTTATTGTACTGGTGTGAAGAAGAGGAAAAGCGACGTGAATAACTTAATCAATACGTATCGCCGAAGAATTTTAAAGGCTGCGTTATTTCGCCACCAGCGTAAAACCGGAAGCACCTGCATCATTATTAATATGCCTAAGGGTGGAATAAACACAGTCGAATTAACAGAAATACTGCTTGATGGTCTGTTGAGACGATTCGAAAAGCTGGCTCTCAGTGAATACGGGAATGTCGACGGCGTAAAAGCCATCAGAGGAATTTACAGCAACGCCGTAGATGTGAATGGCAGCGGTGAGTTCCTGACAGAAAGCGGAAAGGCATTAATCGACGATCTCATTGCTGAGCTGGTCGAGTTTGCCAAGAAACAAAAATCAGTCACAGCGGAGACAAGCCATGAGTGATCAGACACCAATTATCACGCACGAACCAGTAAATATCGTGCTGACAATCGAGAATGGGAAAGTTATCCACGCGCGCCCGGTTCAGAACGGAGAGGTTACAGCATCGCTGGAGACTTTTTTATGGATGGCTGAACGCGCCGGTTACACGATCACCCCACCTGCAGGAGAGAAGGACAATGGCCCTGACAGCGATACGAATACCTGAGTGGGTACACCTGCAGGCGGTCCATGTACTCCGCCAGTTCAGAGCCAAGCGAATTCATCCCTGCCGAATGCACGGCTCCGGAAATCTGAGCCTGAGGGTTAATCGCCGCTGGCGACTGCTGTCCCGAGACGGCAGCCAGAACTGGGAAGTAATGAGCCATGAACGATACAGCAAACTGAAGGACAGAAAATGAAAATTCAACATCAGGACTATGGCGCCGTGGCGAACATCGTTATCACAAGCACTCTGTTTGAGTTCCGAAAACATAGCAGAGTGGTAGATTTCACGCTGCTACACACACCCGGCATCGTGGCAACCCGTAGCGGGATGTTCTTCCTGAGGACAGTTTTATCCGGCAAGTCACGGGACATGCTGCGTGCATACAGAGCTGTTTTTCGTGAGGCATCACGATGAAGTATTTCTTCCTCTCTATGCTGTTTGGCCTATTGCTGGTGGCCGTCGTTTTCGGCGCGCTGATTGAGTATAAATTTTTGATAGGTTTCTGAGGTATGCCATGAAAAAAGGTACCACTGGAATTATTGAACGCTGGACCCGTTTAGCAGCGGAGGCCAAAGAGCTCGGGCTCGCCACCATTCCCATCGACCCGGAAAACATGTTGATGGTGCTGGCGGAGCTGCCGGCCAGTTCGGCCGATTACCAGAATGACTATCAGGCTGCGATCGACATCTTGCGCGACAGAGCTGCTCGCGAACTTGATGGTGGTTTTCGCGCGCATCACAACGCCCTGATTTATGCCGCTAATGAATTGGAAGATGCCCTGGCTTTCGGGCAGGAGGTCAGCCATGAGTCTTGACTGTGTACCCCTTTCTACATACTGCAGGGACGCGGGGGAAACGGTAGAAGCCGTTAACAAACGGATACAAAGGGGGTTATGGAAGGAGGGAGTACATGTATTAAAAGTCGATGGCGTTAAAGAACGCTGGATTGACTTAACGGAGGTTTCAAAGTGGGCAAGAAAGAACAAGGATCATTATCTCTCCCAAGAGGAGTAACCATCCGCCAGCATAAAACTGGCGACACTCTGGTAATCACTTTCACATACAAAGGGGTTCTGTGCCGGGAGCCCCTCTCCAAAATGGAAGCAAACTCGCGCGGTGTGAAGTACGCCGAGCGCCTGCTCGGGGAGATACAAAACCAGATCGTCAGTGGCACCTTTGAATATGCGAAATATTTCCCCAACTCCAAAAAGCTGGAGCTGTTCGGGGTGGTGAAGAAAACCAAAAACATAAAGTCCTACTTGGACGAGTACCTGAAAATCTGCCAGAACCGCAACCTGTCCCCGTCGACTATCAACGGTTATGAAAAATGCCTGTCGGCGCTGTCAGCTCTGCATAAACTCCACGTGTCAGAACTGACGCCAGCGGTCCTTAAAAACTGGATAGCCAGCCGGAAAACAAAGCTGAAAACGACCAGGAATAACCTTTCGTTTCTGCGCAGCGCCATCGATGAAGCTGTTACGGATGGCCTGCTGACCATTAACCCGGTAACCCTCGTCAGCGCCAGCCGGTACCACGTGATCGACAGCAGCCCGAGCGCCGACGATTACGAGGTTGACCCGTTCACGCCAGCGGAGACCCTCGCCATTTACCAGAACTGCAGGTACCCGGAATGGGAAAACCTGTTCCGCTTTGCTTTCAATACCGGTCTGCGGAGCTCCGAACTGTGCGCGCTGCGCTGGCCTGATCTCGACACCATCGCGAACACAGCCCACGTTCAGGCGGCCAGTGTCGTAGGGGTACTTAAAGGCACCAAGACAAAAGCCGGTACCCGTAAGGTGGAGCTGAACAGTGAGGCGCTGGCGGCCCTGCAGGCGCAGAAGCAATACACCTTTATGAAAAGTGAGTTCATATTCAGCGATCCGAAAACGGGAGAACCCTGGGCGAACGCCGACGCTATCCGTAAAAAAGCATGGGTGCCGACCCTGAAAAAAGCTGGCGTGCGCTACCGTAACCCGTACCAGACGCGGCACACATTCGCCACCAAGCATATTAGCCAGGGCGTTAACCTCTTCTGGCTTGCCGGACAGATGGGCCACAAAGGGCCGGAAATGATATTCCGCAACTACGGTAAATACCTGGCTGAATATGACGGTAAAACCGCAATTTCAGCCGCGCTGTAGCGGGGGGAATATTTCAAAATGTTGGACAGAATCAGGACGTTAGACAGACCTCAATATGCACGTAAAATGCACTTGAGACCTGTTAAAGTGAAGGTGTTGTTTATTTTCAATGAGTTAAATACCTTTCAGACGCGAGTTCAACTCCCGCCAGCTCCACCAATCATGATTGGACGGTATAAGGACAACACCAATAAAAACAGGAAGTTAGCAGTCTCAGCAGGACACCGACCAGACGGTGAAGAGACATAAAAGGATACGCAAAGGAGCCGCGGCTCCTGGTGACATGAAAGCCCACAGATGTGGGCTTTTTCGTTGATGGTCAGAACGACCAGTTCACACCAGCTACCCCGTTCCACGGGGATTCCACACCGGCACCATGGCTATACCCCACCCCAAGATGCCCGCTTAACGTACTGCTGAATGAGGCTTTAATACCTGCCTGGTATATTCCACGTCTGCCCGACAAATCATTGACGAAATTACCGTCACTATTCACTTTCACCCGGTTATCATCGACAAATTCTTTGCGCACAGCCGCCTTCAGCCACGGCTCAACTTCCATACCGTTCCCCAGACGCATGTTGTAACTCAGCGTTGCACCCAGTTCACGATATAAACTGCGGGTATCGACTGATTTCGATTCCATGCCATTGGATAAATGATATTCAGGGTTATCAGCGGTGAACCCCCGTTAACGATGCATACGGCGTCAGGTTCCAGTTACCATCGGTAAATCGCATCCCGGTTTCAATGTGACCGCCCAGCCCGTTGCTGCGATAACTGCCGTTGGCGGCTCCACCGCTGCCAACCGTGGAGTCGCGAGCTTCGGTACCTGCTAATACCAATAAATTACCGCCATTTTCCAGCAACATATTGGTCGCTAAATTGCCGGAAATGGAAAAAGTGCCGTACTGGTGAGTACCGCTGATTTCAATACCGTTAGCCGTGCTCGTCTGGAGAGCGGCACCGCTGTTCTGGACGATATCTGTCGCTTTGCCATTATCGTTAACTGTCAGCGTACCGCCTTCATTGATCTTTGTTTTTATTGCCTCTCCGTTAGCTGAAACTGTTTGTATTCCGCCGTCGTTAATCGTTGTCTCATTCGCCACCCCCTCGACGATTTGTTCGCCGCCGGTGAGCGTCGTGCCTGTCGCAGTGGCTTTTGTTTTGACGATCTCCCGTCCGCCCGTATTGACCTGTGTTTTGTCAGAAGAGGTGTCTGACTCCATGGTTAACACGCCGCCATTTGCCAGCAGGATATTGTTCGCCGCACCCTGCTCGATGCTGAACGCGACGCCATCCGCGCGTGTTCCTGTGACCCGCGTCGCCCTGGTGGTTGCAACCAAAGCGTCCTGGCTACTCTGCTGTATCCCCGTTGCGCTGCCTTTCTCCCGCACATCGAGTGTGCCGCCGTCATTAAGCACCGAGTTTTCAGCCAGACCGCCCTCATTAACTACCTGTGAACACCCATTAATAATGGAACCTTCCGCTGTCCCGTTTGCCATAATTTGTTGTAGGCCAGAGACGATATCGGTATTGATTGCCTTACCATAATTCTGAACGGTTTGCGTGCCACCATTGATGTGTGTTTTCTCTGTTGACCCACCATCAACAATTTGTTCACCACTTTCGATATTTGCCTCAGTGGCTAATCCATATACCGTTTGCTTGCCACCTTTGATATTTGCTTTATCAGAAGTGGCACTGGCATATATTGTTTGGGTGCCAGCACTATTGAGTACAGTGCCAACATCTTTTCCATAAACATCCATTTTGCCGTTGGCATTAATAATCGTATCAACTGCCCGGGAACCAGTGACGACTGTTAATGAGCCAGCGTTTTCCAGCACTACATTTTTAGCTTCTGAATTCCTGATGTAGAAAGCATCACCATAACTGTTGGTTCCTTCGATAAGGGTTCCGGAAGTTGTGGAAGCAATTAATGCGCCGCCGGATTGTTGCTCAACATGCTTAGCCTCACCACCGTCCTGAACCTCCAGAACGCCACCATTATTAAGTCTGGTGGTATCTGTTTTAGCCTCCTTCTGGACAATCAGCTTACCGCCAGCATCAACGGTAGTATTTTTCGCCGAGGTTTTAGCCACTACCGTCAGTTCGCCGGTATTTTCCAGCACAACATAATTAGCCTCCCCTCCGGTAATAGTGAAGTGAGAGAGCTTGTTGTATCCTTCAATATCAGTCCCTGCGCCCGTGTTGGCAACTAAAGCACTGCCCGTCTCCTGGTTAACCCCATGTGCAATACCACCGGTATAGACAATCAGCGAGCCTCCGGCGCTAATATTGCTGCCAGTTGCCGTACCATCTTTCTCAACAACCTGCCGGCTCCCGGAGGATATAATTGTCGTGTCAGCTTTCCCGCCGCTCTTGATATTTTGCGTTCCGCCGTTGATATTGGTACCCGTGGCAATACCATGATTATTAATATTCTGTGTACCACCATTGATTATGGTATTGGTCGCGTTTCCGGTAACATCCATTACCCCGCCGTTATCTATTCGGGTCGCATCAGCTTTAGCATTCGTTAAAACTGACATTGTTCCTTTATCTTTAATAATCGTCTTGTTTGCCGAACCATATGCGTTTATGTCTAAATGACCACCGTTTTCCAGCAACACATTGTCTGCCACGTGATTGTGGATGGAGAATGCACCTTCACTATTCGTACCGCTCACCGTCGTACCGTTAGTGTTTGTTTTTAAAATTGCACCATCGTGCTGGGTAACATTTGTTGCCGTACCACCACTAACATCAAGCACGCCACCGGAATAAACTTCAATAACATCCGAGGAGCTGGTGTAATCAACAATTTGCGTACCACCAGAATAGATCTGAGTATTTTTGCCGTTGACTTATTATTCAGAGACTGAGTTCCACCTTCAATCGTCGTGTCCAGCGCATGGCTTTCATATACTCTTTGCTCACCGCCATTTTTAATGGTGGTTGTTCCTACTGTGCTCTGTTCAACATACTGTCGTCCACCATTTATGATTGTGTTCGTTGCAATACTTCCTTGCGTGATGTCCTGATAACCGGACTTATTTATCGTTGTACCATCAACATGCCCCTGAGTTGTTACTTTCTGCCCTCCACCATCAATGATGGTTCCATTCGCAGTCCCCCCACTTATGTGTGAATTACCACCCTTAATTGTCGTTCCATTGCTGATACCACCTGTATAAACGTCCTGATTGCCACTGTCGATTATCGTACCGGTGGAAATGCCCCCGTCATGAATTGTCTGTCTTCCTCCGTTAATGGTTGTATTATTAGCCTGCCCCACAAAATTGTTATGACTTCCTACATCTTGATATCCACCCGATTCAATAAGACTTCCATTAGATACCCCGCCATGAACATTCTGCTGGCCATGGTTGATAATATGAGTGTTATTTGTTGTACCTCGTTCATCTACTCTTTGGCTGCCATCTACAGTCTCATCGTTTACCACACCAATAACATCAGGAGTGAAGGCCGTCATCCCAGGCGGGGCATATATCAAGGCAGATATCAATAAGGAAAGTACTGAGCGGCGACAATAATGGGGACTGGTCCTGTTCATAAATTTCATCCTCTGAAAAGTGAATACTGAGTAGCGTTTAAGCGACCTTAGCTCTGCTGCAACATCAGCCCACAGGCACCAGACCAGGGGATTCATCCTGAAGAGACAGCGCAAGTGTATTGTGTTCACCGCTCATCAAAGACATCATGATGAAATGATGATATTCCACATAAGAAAGAAGCATTTTTTAAACGCAGTGCGCTGAAGTATGGTTGGATAAAAAAGTCAATCTATTCAGGGAATACGGGGGTATTCTTTTCTTTCGACAATCAGGCCGTCGGCAAAATAAAATGATTTACATAATCGTTTCTGATGAATATCTTCTGCTCACATAAAAATAACACAATAACTTTGAGATCGCAGATTCTTTTACTTTTACAGCATTCGTCCCCCCATTGTTGGGCAAATATAGATTGGGCCAGAGCACGAAAGTTAATACCACGTTTGCACAGCTCCTCCAACAGCACGACAAGATGCCACATACTGCGCCCCAGTCGGTTCGGTTTACAGACTACCCGTGCGTCCACCGCCGATAATGTCCTGAGCAGTTTTTTCAGTCCGGACCTCCTGCCACGGTTTTACGTTGAAGAGGTAACCCTGAGCACGCAGTTCATCAGTCAGGCGTGGTGTACCGTAACCCTATTATTGATGGGTAAGATCAAAAAAACTTTCAGGCAGCTAAGGAAAGTTGAACCAGACATTAGAATAAATATTTCAACCAATTACAGCACCAATTCAGACACCGCCAGCTCAACAAATAAATCAAGGGGTTACGTGAAAGCGTAGCCCCTTTTTCTTTGGTAGTGGCAGCAAAATGGTTGTAGTGTAAAAAATAATCCCGTTTAATCAATCAATAATACATATTGTTTCAATCTACGTTATTATCTCTTTGTAAAAATAGCCATTTATTAATCATTGAAAACTGCTTTTAGAACTTGATACAACGGGACTAGTCACAACAGGACTATTCTCAACGGGATCATCCTCAGAGGAACTATCATCAAAGTCATCATCCATAAATAAAATATCATCGAATGGTGCCACGCCCGTGATGAGTTTTATTTTATTATTACGATCAGTCAAGACTCCACTTAAACCGTTTTCGCTCACAGGTTTTAATGATTTTTCATTACTCTTGTTGTAAGCAGGCGCATTAAAAATACACGGAGTATCAAGATCAAACAATGACGTTCCCCAGTTCACATATTGAATATCATAGTTACTGAAGTTCTGTCCAGAAAAGAAGCATCCCTTAAAATCCAATCCACCTAAATTATATAAACCATCCTCTTCTTTTTGGAGAGTAATGTTAATTTTGGCTATCTCCCGGACATCATCGCCATTTTTATATTTGAATACCGTTTCAAGATTTTCCCCACACAGTTTGACTTCTGGAAATAATTTGAAATCAAAGCCTATATTATTATGTATCAACGTAGATGAACAAAAGATGGAGAAAGCTTGCAGTGCTGAATTATAGCTTTCGATTTTATCCTGAGGCTGCGCTCTTGGTAAAAACTCATAGCAACATTCATAAAAATTAAGTAGAAACTCTGAAGACCTTCCATTTTTATCAAATAATATCCCCTTGAACTCATTCACAAACGCATCTTTTTTTTCTTGAATATCTATGGGGTGTTCCTTTGACTCTGACAAAGATGAAATCTCATCTATTTTTTTTCATATGAATTACGTGATTCCATACAGACATTTGGCGGCGTTTCTAAAATAACACTACGCGTACTACTTGGCTTAAGTAAACCAACATGAAAATCACTTTTTCTTATATTATCGAAAAGGTTCTGTTCATTTCTTTTAGCGCATTCAAAAAACTGATCGTCATTATTTTTATTCGATAATTTTTTAGTTTCAGAAAACACATTTTCATTGTTTTCCAGCTTTAGTTTAATGAGAAGATTTTCCCAGACCTGCTTGCTTAAACATATTACGTCAGGCTCACCAGAACTAACTAACTCGTGATTATTATTAAAGTGTACGTTGAATACCTTTAAGTTATTTTCACCAACTTCATATTTAATACGTTTTAATTGTTCTCCAACTCCCATAATGACAAAGGCGTTGCCTTCATGATATATACATTCAGACATCATTTTTTGTAAAGTTTCAAGAGCACCGCGATACGTCTCTGATGCAGCTTCCTTACAAATTAATTTTAAAATACTATGAGCTAGTAGCTCCATGTGTTTAGAAGATTTATTTTCATTATAACTTCCACTACCCAAAACTGCGCTAGCGTTAAATCCGTTGCTTTTACTAACTAACAT